GCACAGAGTCGATTGACGAATATCTGTTTAGTGAGAGTTCTGTTTTTTCAACAGTACAAAAGGGGAGTGCGATGGGAAAAATAAACTGATATGAGTTAATTGAGGATGTGCAGGAGTTGGCGAATGAGAAAATAATATTTTAATCTCCTGCATAAAATTAGCCAAACTCTTTGAAAGTGTTGGGATCGCATAGGCAATTTCAATGTGTTTGGCTCGAAGCGTTAAGGATTGGAGCGGAAATCCTCCCAAGAGGAACTAACTAACCACAAGAGGGAATCTTGCGGTAGCGAGGTGATGGAATCTTGCGGTAGCGAGGTGATGGAATCTTGCGGTAGCGAGGTGATGGAATCTTGCGGTAGCGAGGAATGGGAGATTGAAGTGGAAAGCCTGACCCGAGAGCCCCACGCGTCGAAGGACCCACGCGTCTGGAGACGCGCGGGAGAGACGTGGAGACGCGCGGGAGCGACGTGGAGACGCGCGGGAGCGATGGGAACGCCCAGAAAATTATTTCATAAAAACACCTGCAGGTATGGAAAAACCCAGATCAGGTCTAAAGAAGTTCATGCCTTGAAAAAGAGTATCTAATGCATCGGTACCGTGAGTTTTATATTCGTCAGGAGAATCTTCAGAGTCAGGGACTTTTTCTAGTGATTTATCTTTTTCAAATCCATTACGACCCACTTTAATACCAGACTTCTGAATAGAAATAATTAAATCATCACAGTGATCCTCATTAAACTGAGGGAATAAATACTCCGGATTACCCTTAAAAGCATTATCCCATTGAAGATGCTTCGTTTTATGAGCCACAGCTTGACCGATATAAACAGCAGTTACATTGAAGTGATTCTTTTCGAGAATAGAAATAACTTCATCTTTAAAAGAGAGATTAGACGAAGCAGATTCGGCCACAGCGGTGTGGTCAAAATAATAAATAACATCTCTGTTAATACGAGGGCTGTAATAATCGCAAAAATCCTGAGTAACCTCTTTTAATTTGCGAGGAGTTTTAACCCAAAACCTTTTAATATAATTAGCCTTACGACCATCAACTTGACCAACAACAATATTATTAATGCTAGCATTATAGTCGCAAGCTATTTCGAGAGGAGCCGAGTCGATAATATCAGCATCAGCAATACAATTGTTACGAGAAGATTTATCAAGGTCGAAACCAAATTGATCAATAATATGATTGTGATAACGAGCGGGATAAGTATGAATAGTATCATCAAAAGCGGAATAAAAGCCATTTTCTATTTTGTGCATACGCTGATTTAGAATAGAAACTTGAAAAACAAGAGGGGGAAGTTCACGCTTCATAGCGTTTATATATTCTTGACCGAGAATATCAATATTGTCATAAACATTATATTCCGCATAGAAAGTAGCTTGAGATCTAAGATGATTAAGATGATAGCGGAGAATAGAGGTCATCTTTTGAGCATAGACAGAAGATTGATGTTTATAATAGATATATTGTTCATAAACAGTTTTAATTAAAGCAATAAGCTTAGGGTTCATTTCCTTTTGTTTATCAAGGATCCACATCCCCCTCGATGAAGTAGGCATATCAGTAGTAAAAATAGAACCATTATAAAAAGGAAGATGCCCGAAAAGTTTTTGTTTGTAGTCATCGGGGGAATTAGCAGGGATAACTTCCTCTTTAATTTTTTGATAATTAAGGAATTTAGCCTCGAAAGCCATAATGTAATCGAGAGTCATTGAGTTAACAGACATCACGCCATCAAAAGAAACAAGTACGTTAATAGAACCATTATACCAGGCGATTACATTGTCGTAAGAGAAAGGTTCGATGATAGGTTTTTTGAAACCCATCCGGGCATCAGGTTTGCGGTTGATAACATAATGAATATCGCGATAATATCCAAGGCGAGCTAAAGCACGAGCAATAGGAGGCAAAGTATTTTTAAGGAGTTTACCATAAGTAGGCGAAAGCAAAGCCCCCATAGAACCAGGCATTTGTTGAACATTACGAAGTAAAGCCGGAGCGTCAATGCCTTCAGATTTTCCAAAACGGCGAGAAGCAACGATGTACATACGCCTAGCAGCGATGGCCATACATTCGAGTTGTTTAGGATTGTAATATAAAGGGGTTTTAGTGATGCTCATTTGTCAGTAATAATTTCAGCATCACAAATAAGACCTAATTCCTCGTACATTTCTCTTACTTCTTGTTTAATCATTTCGGGGTCTTTACGTTTTGATTCAAGAAGAGATGGATCATAAACAGGCTCGAAATCAGGTGGGATAATTTTATCAAAAGGAAGTTCATCGGGATCGAGTTTATTAAGGCGATTAACAAGTTCTTTAGCTTTACCAGCCGCAATCATAGCAAGAGCACGAGCAATATCAAGTTTATCTTTAGCGTTTTCTGCTTCCTGCATACCTTTATCAATGTAAGTATTAGCTTTGTGTCTCTCCCATTCTTTTTTAGCAGAGATTACGCTAGTAAGAATAAACTTGATATCTTCACAATCACGAAAAGCCTGAGATCTAGAAATATTATATTCATCCATAAGGAATTTAGCGACTTGAGATTCCGTCCAAGAAGCATGATCGAGCCACATAGTGAAAGTACGTTCGAAACGCAATAGTTTATCATATTGGTTTTCTGTAAGTTCTTTTTTAGCCTCGTCCTTGTCAAGATAAAAGTACTTATGACAAATGTCAAGGAACTTAGGTTTCGACATTACGTTCAGATTTAGATTGTTCGACAATATAAACTTCGGCCATCTGACCAGCAGAGTGGGAACCATACTCGGCCATTTCGATAACACGTTTACGTAGTTTAAGTTTTTGGTTAACTTTCCCCCTTTGGTAAGCAAGATATGCGTCAGAGGATTTGTCCTTAAGAACTTTAAGGAAGTCGTTAACAGGCTGTTCGATAATAACAGCGATTTCTTCAGGAGTCATAAAGCAAGCAGAGGACTCTTCGATTTTGAGTAATTGTTCATTAGTTAAATTCATCATATAGGCATAGATTTAGAGAACAGCAAATCAAATTGTTCGATGAATTTATCAAAAGTCGGGTGATTAAAAAAGATAATGCCAGACTCAAATTTTCTATTGTCGCTAAAATTCGCCGAACCAACAATCACAATTTTAAAATTATTGTTAAAGATAAATAATAATTTAGAATGATTCTCAATAAGACGAATATTTTTAAGAACATTTTTTGCAAAAAGCAGTTGATTGATGTTTCTTTTTGTAAGAGACATATCGAGTAAAGCTTTAATCGAAAGTATTTTATCCGACTCAATCAGCCAGATGAAGTTACGAATAGCGTTTTCGCAAATAGAAAAAGAAGAAAGCGAGACATGAGCAGGCCCAGAAATATCGAGATAATAATTTAGAAGCTGGTGAAAAGAAAATCTATCTGAAATGAAAGAAAAAATATTTTCAGACAGAGGAATAATTTGGGATGATATTCTAATTTCATTCTTCACTTAGAGCAAGAGATTTTAATAATTTATTTATCTCGGTTTGAATAAAAGAAGCTTTGGCATTCTTTTGATTACGTTTTTTCGAAGACATATTAGGATTGTCTTTTAATTCTTTATTAATACGTTGGAGATTACGTTTATAATTAACTAGTTTTTTCATATCGGCAGCGACCTGTTGAGTTAAGGCAGGTTTATCTTGAGGCATAACATCAGGGGCGTCAGCTTTTTTGAAATCAGGATTTTCATTAACATATGCATTAATTAGAGCCCAAGACTTTTTGATTAAGTTATCTGTTAGAACAGCTTTATCAAGATGAAGCTTACGTTCCTCGTCAGATTTGGCGTATCTCATTTTTTCTTGATGATCGGCAAGAATAGGATAATACTCTTTAATTTTCTTGTATTCATTTTGATATTCAGCGGGCAAGCGGGAAATGTCAACGTAAGGATTGTCAACGAATATCAAGGATTGATTTTGATTATGAGAATTGGCAGACTTATCAATTTGAATAGAAAGATTAGGTCTGACAGTAGGCTTATTAGGCATTTCGGTAGCAATATTAGTAGTAATAGGTTTAGTGTCATTATTTGCAGAAGCAGCAACAGGCTGAGGATGCGGAATAATAGGGTTGATATCTAGATCTAGGTGAGGATTAAGGGCAAGTTTAGAAAGAGCAGATTGTAATTCAGATTTAAGAATAGAAATTTTGACAGATACAACACCAGGTTGGCTGAAGAATTTGTCATATTTTCTATTTATTTTAACAAAATTATAAAGCATGAGACCTGAATTAAAGTCAGAGGGGTCATTAAGCCATTGTTTTAATTGATGAGATAATTTCATAATCAGAATTTTTTTTGTTTGAGACGAACTTCGCGAGGTAAAAGAGAATCATTTTTACCATGTATGAAGTATTTAACATAACCTCTAGGATAAGTAAAAACTTTAGGAGCGATGGTCCACATTTCAGTATGAGCACGTTCATAAATACTATGGAGTATATCGTTTTGATATAGAGTAAGAAAGCCAGAATTACAAGTATCATAATAATCAGATAGGGGCAATATTTTACCTGAATTATAGTCTATTTTGATAGGTTGGAATTGCAGAAGGAACTTATCGTTATTAAGTTTCTTTTCCCCCACTTCATATTGAATAAACGCGATATAGTCCGGAGACATATAATCGTCAGAATCGTGACGAGTTTGAATGTTCCATTTATTTTTTTTACATAAAAGTAAATAATCGTCATAAGATTCAAAATTTAAAAAAGGGAAATCAATATGAGATTTAATAAGAACGAGATCAGCATCATAACATCTCACAGCAAGAACAAAATTTTGATTAGTTTGAGCTTTAAGTGCAGGAATGAGGATTTTTTTCATTAAATCAATTCGAGCCTTTAATAAGTTTTTATCTTCATAAATAAGACGAGTAGTTATAACATGATGAATAATATCATCTTTAGCTTCAGGAGATACAGAATAATTAGATTTATCGATTTCGAAGATACGTTTAATTTCAGGATAAGCTTTATTGACAAAATCAGTTTGAACCGAATCGGCATGAGCAGCGGTACGGCAAATAGAAAGATCACGGTTAAATGATTTAGATTCAGATATGAGATTCGCCGGATGAGCAATAATAATAAGAGGGATATTAAGACTATGAGCCAAAGAAGAAACAAAAATATCTGCCATATTAATATAAGAGAAGTGCTCATTTTGGAACATGATAGTAGAAGAATGCCAGCCCATCACACCGGTGCCACAAAAATGTACTCTGATATCAGATTTATTTTCGCGAAGACAAGGATAGAACAGAGCATTGTCTTTATAATAAGATTTTACGGGATAGTTAGTAAAAGTACGACCATGGATAGAAATAATAGATTTGCGTTTATATTTATTGATACCATCAATAATATGTTTGACATAGTCT